AATAGCATCCGTAATCATACACATAGTTTTGCCACCACCAGTAGGGACAATCAACTGCCCTCTCTGGTGCTTAAGCATTTCATTCACGACACGTTGTTGATGCTTACGCAATTTAATCATATTAAGAGTATAACATAGTTAATTACAAAAAGTCAATAAAGACCACGTTGTAGACCCTTATAGAGTCCTCATAGAGCATACAATTTACTCGCTTCAGTTAGTATTAATCTTTTCTAATTCCAGGATCATATTGAGATATTGGTTTCTCTTTACCTTTTTGAATATCTTTAACTAATCTTCGACCTGCTCTTGTTATCTTCTGTCTCTCTGCTGCTGTATAACCAGTTGCTTTAACTGGTTTATACTTAGGAGAAACACTCTTAGTTTTCTTAGTTAATAATTGAGTCCTAGTCGGGGTTTTTTCACCCTTTTCTCTTCTCTTTCTCTCTAAATATGCTTTCTTTTGTGCCTCTTTTCCCTTTACACCAGCAGTTCCCCTTTGTTGTGTTGGTTGCTGTTCTACCTTAGATCTTGGTTTATTAGTTCCAATATCTTTACGAGGTTTATATGATTTAGCGGGTGCAGTTTTACCACCACCTACTGCCTTAACTCTTTTCTTCTCAGCATCAGTTTTCTTACGTTTAGCACCAACTCTACCGACCTCTAATGGAGTATCAGTACGTTTTGACATCTTATAGTCATCAAGTGCTTGATGACCTTGCTCTCCTCTTGTCGTTGCTTCAGTAATATATTGATTAAATGTTTTCATCACTCACTCACTACAGACGCACCATTAAAAGCACCATTTCTGCCGTCAGTATTTACTATTTTAGCATCAGCAGTTGACTTAGAAGTATATACTTTTCTATTAGCATAATCTTCATCCCATAGTGAACCACCAGTATAATATATGTCACCAATACCAGCATTATTTGGAATACCAGGTTTTTTAATGTGATAAGGCATTTTTCTATCTTTTTAGGTATTTATGTAACATCTACATTTTGTTTTGATGTTCCACCTTTTGATACTTTATCATCAGCAAAGAATGATTTTACTCTTTCTCTTCTCAATTTAAGTAAACGATCATACTCTGCTTTTTGTTCACTTGTGAATGATAGTGATTGTCTACGATATTCTTCTCGTAGAGCATTTAATTGTTTTAAAACTTCAGAAGGTTTCATATTTAAAATGAAATGTTATAATAAAGATACAATTTAGTCGCTTCAGTTATTAATAATCAGGCAATCTTCCCTCTTGGGATTTATACATCTTTGACAATTTATCACCCTCACACTCAATTCCAGATATCTCATCATATTGTGAATAGTGTTGTATCTCTCTAGTATTTCTATGTTTAACATATACTAATTCATGCCAACATTCTTCCACACATAATAATAATGTATGAATGTTTTTATGTCTCATTGGTTTACCACTTGTATATGTGCATACTTTCTTTGGTT